AAATAAGTGGAATACTCTCTTTCGTCATAGCGAGCGTCTAGTGCCTCAGTGTCAATTGATACTGTTGCAACCGGCAAGTTAACGGTTGTCTCAATGCCAAAACCGTCATTAAGTTCGGTGATGCCTGTACGACGCGCAAGACCGCGCGCGACGAAGTCCACTGCACCGGGAGCTTTTCGCATTCTTGGTGGTGTGCCGTGGCTCATTGGCCAATCCTGTAGTTGATAGTGCCGCTAACATAATCAGTCACTTCAATGGCATACAACACACCCGGCTGTGGCTCATTGAACACTTCTTCACAGTTGTTGGTAAATGTAAAGTCGCCACCTAGCGCAGTCAACGGCTGATAGGTCTCTCCACCGTCAAGACTGCGAACAAGAGTGACGGTTGCATCCCAAACGCCTGACAAGCTCAAGTTGAACTCTCCAAGCACAACAACAGCAAGAGAGCGTCCATCCTCTTCCATTGTGCCAGTGATTTCGGCACGACGAGAGAAGCCAGCACCTTTGCCATTGCCACTCTTGTCACTGACAATCAACATGTGTAGCCTCCACGTCAATAGTTGGAATGCTTTCGTTTGCATCACGCTTGATGAATACAACTTGTAGAGCATCAACCATTCGATGACGGTGTTCTACAATGTCAACAGGACGGTTGCCGGTGCGGTCGAGAATGTCTTGACTGGCTTTGAATGCAAGAACGTCATTGTCACTAGATGCAAGCTCAACAACTTTCTCTGCTGCATTCTTTGCATGTTCTACAAGGATTGCCTGCACGTTGTCACGCTCTGCCGTTATCAGGCTTTCGCGTGCATCAGCCATAAACTGCTGATATACCTCCAAATCCCGAATACGCTTTATCTGTTCGACTGTCAAGCGGTTTTCGAGGGCAATACTGATGCTCACGTCATCCAGACCAAACAGTGTGTAGAATGCAACAAGTCCAACACTAGTCAGCTTCTCTGGCGGTGCAGGCAAGTCTGCAACACTGCGACGAGCACGCACAACAAGAGCTTGTGCTTCACTGTGCTTTGGAACTTCAACCATCTTTGTTTTGTTGGCAGGCTTCATGACTTTACCTGTTGCAGGGTCAATCATGCGACCATCCGCCAAAACAAGCGGCTCAACTGTTTCTGCAAGCATTACAACCTCACACGTGGAATGCGCTTCTGCTTCAATGCACGAAGGCGTTCTGCTTGGTCAGCGGGGCGTTTACGAAGCTCTTCATCAGTAGCACCTTGGTAAACACCACGACCACTGCTCTTTGTCTTCATAGAACGCTTCATCATTGCATCTTTGACAGCCATCTTTTCAGCATTATCAGGCTTCAACACTTGTTTAGTGCGAGGGCCTGTAACACTGCGAGAGGTAGCACGCTCTGGTGCAGGAAGCTTGCGCTGTTCAGTGATTGCAGCTTGTGCTTCTGGAGCTTGGCCATAAATAACGCCACTAGATGGCAAGGCTTGTGTGGCCGCATCGGCCATTGCCACTTCTTGCATCATACCACCAATCTGGCGTTGTTCAGCAGGGCCAACAATTCGCTCTTGTGGAGCTGCACCATTCTCACGAGGAATAGTGCCAAGATACTCGAAATTGTTGCTGCTTGCACGCATTGCAGGGTCACGTTCTGCAACAACAATAGCGTTGACTTCTTCCGGCGATACGGTTGCTCCAGCAGCTTTACGCATACCGAACAGCTTACGCAGTTGATTAAGTGCCCATCCACCAGCACCAGCAGCAGCAAGAGCACCAATAGCACTCATGTAATCCGGGTCATCTGTGCTGACAGGTGCAACCATCTGCTTGTTCGGGTCGCTTTCCATTGCAGCATCGGAGCCAACAGCCTGTGCACCACCTTCACGATTTACACCGGGCAAACCGCTTGGCCCTTGTCCTTTGCCAGCAGCAACACGATTGCCTGCACTATCGACAGCAGCGCCACGAGCAGCAGAAGCACCACCACCACCACCACTAGCAGGTGCACCACGATTGGCCCTGTCCATCTGTGCAAACAAGTTCATGTTGCCACCAACAGACAGCAGGCCACGACGAGCAAGCAACGCTTCTATAGTCAGCGGCTTGCCAGTTTCGTAGTCAATTGCTGGCTCTTGTGGGGCTTGTCCTGCAAGAACTGTTCCGTATCCAACACCTTGGGGCATGTTACCACTCCAATTGCGTAGATTTGTTTAGCCGTCTCTCTTTTAACACATCAATCAGATTGGTGTCATCTACAATCACGTAGTTGTAGGTCGCATTTCCGGCGTCTGGAAGTCGAGCACGGCGACGAGAAAAGCCATCAAGATACTTCCAGCCTGCATAACCAGCATCTTGAACGGCTTCTGATACCAAACCAACATCTTGACGGGGAAGATAATTGAACAGGCTAGTTAGATATCCCATGCGTGGCACATTAGCACGAGTAACTCGGTTCAAGTCGTTGATGTTGTCTTGCAGTTCAGTAAGGCGGCGTGCATAATCTTGCTCAGTCGCAGCGGTCATAGGTTTGGCGCCACTTTTTAGTGCGTCACGCTCTTGCTCTAGGCGACCAATCAACGCTCTTTTGATTGGCGTCAGGTTGGTCTCAACATCATATTCCAATAGCTTGGACTTTGGCGTGTTTACTCGCAGCAAGTATTGGGAGCCTTGGCCTTGAACGTCAACAGGAACATTTCTTTTGCGGAGATAGTCAACCCATTCCAAGAGCTTGGGCGCTTCGCCAATGCCAAACTGACCTCCAGTGTGGTCTTGGATATAATTCTTGACGTCTCTATACAAAGACGGCTTGACCATACCCCAGTTTTCATGCTGAGTTTTAGCCAAAAGCGGTGCGCGTTTAGCAATAACGTCTATAACGGCTCTTTGATGGTCAAGCTGGTCAAGTTCGTCAAGATATTGTTTAACAGTGTCAGAACGCCCTAGCTCTTTTTCTAACCTTTTAGCTTCTTCGAGGTCTTTATAAGCATCCCGCTGTTGTCGACGCAAAACATCAATGACTTCTGATACAGGCTCTCCAGCAACACGAGTAACACTACCACCCTTGCGCTTGGCCATACTGGCATAGCCTTGGCCCAAGTTTTGCATTATGCGCTCGCTTCCGTAGGTGCCTTGTCCAAACACGGCAGCACCTTCGCCAGTCAGCTTGTGCTTGCGCCAATCAAACTTCTTGATGCCACTTTTTGGAGAACTGTGCGCCATCGTAAAGCTGTCAGGCTCTCGCATAACAAGAGCAGGAGCTTTTCTCGTAGCAAGAACCTGTGCAACTCTGCTGCCATCAGTTGCAGCATCAATGCCAGCCGCAACAGGCTTCAAGGCTCTTAGATGTGGGATTGCGGGAATTGCAGCAAGCGATGTAAGTGCACCACGTGCAATACTACCGCTACGTGCATCACTTGCACCACGTTCGAGAGACTTTGCCCACAACTCCGGGTCAACCATTCCCAAAGCCATGCCAACAGGTGATGCAAGGATTTCAGCTTTACCAGTGTTCTGATTGTATGAAGGCAGGACGCTATTGATGCGATTGGCGAGCGCTTGTGTTACACGCTCACTCCAAGAAGGTTGTGCAGCATCAAGTAGCGGCTGAGCCATTAGGGATAGTGCTTTCTGCTCAATTCAAAGTGAGGGCCATCACGAAAGCGCGGCCAATCACCACCCCAAACAATAGGCACAGATAGTTCTGTTGCAGCAGCTTTGAATGCTTGAGCAATTGTAGGATACAAAGGCCAATCCCAACGACCTTTGCCAGCAACAAGAGCCATTACATCGACAGCTTTGCCGAAACCATCTTTGCCGGGAATATGGCGACTGTTTAGAGTGCGACTTGCGCCTGCTTTCACCAATTGCTCTTGTCGTGCTAGAGTGCGAACACCCTCAATCACAACAAAGTCAACTGTTGTTATCTCAATTGCGCGGTGCACAACCCGAACAAGGTCAGGATGCACACCGCGCAAATTGTTCAACGAGCGTTGAGATAGGCTGAACATTACGCGAGAGCCGGGCCGCCATTGCCGCTGCGGTCAGCCGGGAACGGAGGACGCACAGTAACATTAACAGTGTGCGACTTGAGTTCGGTAACATCAGCAGATGTTGTAGCACGATTGATGACAGTCTGTGTCACAATACGGCTTTCGTTGTTACCAATTGTGTTGCTGTCAAAGTTACCAACACGCGCAAACGTGCCAGAAGCAGTGCCACCGGGACTAGCACCAATCAGTGCATCGAACAGCCGAGCAATCGCACGAAAACCATCACGGTTCACAACACGGCGAATGCTGTTCAATCGGGGCATGTCACCACTGATGCCAGTGTATGCATTGCCCTGTTCGCTGTAGAAACCGCCGCGAATGTTGACATTGGCAAGAGATGACATGGTGTTCTCCATATAATGACTGTAGTTATACATATACATGCATATACATATATACATGTATATATTATATGTATGCCATCACCCGCACCGACACGCAAGCACATTTTTCCGGGCAACGGTCATCGGGGCTACACATAACACGTCCGCGCGGCTATGTCAACCCCCTAGGGCGGGCCGAAGGGCCGCCCACCACCTTATCCACAGCCATTCACAGCCATCTACTCACCTACCCAATTTCAAAACACGTGTTACACAGACACAAAAAAGGGCAACTACATCACTGTAGCTGCCCTTCTCTTGTATCAAATTATTGCCTGTTACTTACTCATCATCTTCATCAACAGGCACATCAACCGGCTCATTAACCGGAGGAGCAGTGTTCGCAGCAACAGCAGCAGCGAGTTCAGCAGCCTGTGCGCGCAGACGAGCAGTCAGAGCAGCCAGAGCTTCATCATCGGGGCAGTTGTCAATTTCATCAGCGATGCCATTGATAAGTGCAATAGCACTGTCGATGACACTCTCCAGTTCCGTAACAGCAGCAGTCAGTTCTTCAATCGCAGCCATGATGTATCCTTTCAGTGAGTGAAATAGAGCATATATCATTAGCCAATTGGCAACTAATATAAGCCCTATAGCCAACACCCACATTGATATGTTGTGGCTCATTGCCGTCTCCTTGAGTGTGGCCACGCACCGCTACTGCATACTACACACCTTGTCAAGTGTCTTTTTTGTGACATATAAAGCAATAATATTTCAATAGCCAGCAAGTTTGTGCTTGTTGTGCAGCAGTTGTGTTTTTGTTGTGCAATTGTGGGGTGGTGGAGCACAAATACCAGACCACATACACACTTACACCCCCTTTTTGGGATTTGGCCGGGGGAATGGGGGGCTACTTGCGCAACAATGCAGCAATGATGCAGCATGTGTCATGTGTTGCGGTGTTTGGCGTTTGGGCGCGCGTCACTCCTCCCTGCTCACAACACGTGTTTTGACACAATGACTGCTGTTGCCGCTGACTGAAACAGCTAACATCGTGTTAGCTGTTGTGCTGATGCTGCTGATGCTGCTGTTGACATAAGCTGCGGCTTGTGGCATTGTGTTGATAGTTGATGGCAATGGTGCTGTTGACTGAATGAAGGAATGACGAAATGAGCAACAAGAGCAACGCCAATCCCGGTTTTGAAGCCATCAAGGCTTGGAACGGTGCGCACGAACTGAAGGGCAAGGGTGATGCTATCGCGCTGCGCACCCTGCTTGCGTATGACTGGAGCAAGCCAATCACTGCCATCATCGAAGGCAAGGGCGGCAGTGTCACCGATACCTTCACTCTGCGCGATTATGCGATTGACCCGCGCCAGTCGGACGGCGTGACTGTTGACAGTCGGTGCAAGAGCGCGCGCCTTGCTGCCATCCTTGAAGCCGTCTTTTCGGCAACAGGCGAGAGCGTGACGAATGCCGTCAAGCAGGGGTTTTCTCGCTGCTATGGTGCGGCGCTCGCAATCCAAGCCGGCGTTGTGGGTGGCGCATCGGTGAACAGCAACAATGAAGTGAAGCTTCCGCTGCCGCTTGTTGTCAATTTCAAGAATGACAAGGGCGAATTGACGCCACGCGGTCGCAAGGCTGTTGAAGCGGCCATTGCCAGCGCTGGCTTACAGGGTGAAGAAATCACCGAAGCCGAAGCATTGCGCCGGCTATCCAATCAAATTGTTGTGTGCAACGGGAAAGAGCATCCGTTTTATGGAAAGCTTCCCGGCCAGACTGAAGCGATTGCGTTGCTCAAGGGCGCGGCTGTTGACAATGGGCTGCTTACCATGAAGCAGCGCGCAACGCGTGTTACCAGCGCCGATGACAAGGGCATTGCCTTTGCTCAGTCCATCACGTTTGCTGCCGATATGCTGGCGGCAATCAACAGCAGTGATGAGAGCCCTATTGCCTTCACGTCCGAGCTTCGCGCCAGCATGTTCCGGCTTTCCGAACAGCTTGCGGCTTACTTCGCGGCTGACCCGCTTTCCAGCAGCGAGAGCAAGAACGCGTAACACAACACAAGAGAGCGTCGCACCTTCGGGTGCGGCGCTTTTTTTTTGTGCGCGTCGCGTGCCATGCGTCGCGTCGTATGCGTCGCGTGCAGTGCAGTTGTGCAGCATGATGCCTGTTGCAGGCTATCGAAACACATAATTAAATGGCTAGGCTGCCCCATAAATCGCTGATATATGTGCACATATACGGCAGCAATTATGCGCTCGCCACAAGCATCTGGGCCACGTGCCAGATAGGGCAACTTGACATAAAGGCCAGTTTGTGCCATAATTGCAATTGAAGGTTGGGAATTGGAACGCCCCCTTCGACAACAAGAAAGGACATAACACATGACACAAGTTGTATTCCTGACCGACATAAACTCCGAAACGATGCTTCCGCATATGCTGTGGGAGATTGACGGACAGAAGTGTCGTGGCTCGGTAGGCACGATGATTAAGCTGATTTACAGGAAGGAAAAACAAAGTGGCCGCTGAAAAGCTGTTCGGGGTTATAGACCCAAGAGACAGCTATCTGCTGGAGGCTTTCTTTTCACAGGAAGCCGCTATTGATTATGCTCAATGGCTAGAACAAAGTTCTTGCCACACCTACAAAAACCAAAACGTCAAGCTCATTGTAAAAGAGCTGATAAATTAAGGAGGCATAACACATGATAGACTATGTTTACATCAGCACAACGCCTGCTGAAGAGCCCGGCTTGCAACTCGGACTGCATTCCTATGGTGAGATGCGGCAAGAAGCTCTCTACTACATCGCCGCGCTGAAAAAGAAGTTCCCGCATGACAAGATTAACATTGTTGTGCGGCGCGAAGTTCATGACTTTGGCGAGTATCCGGCTGTTATCATCCGTTATGATGATAGTGACGAGGAAAGCGTCAATCAGGCATTCAACATCGAAGCAAACGAACCCTCCACGTGGGAAGAGTTAGGTGTTGAACCGTTCAAGCTTCCCACTGCTTGAGCGCTGTGCTGGGCAACACAATAAACTGCCCAATTCCATCAACAACTATCTGATACAAGGAGCAAAACAGTGAACAAGTGGCAACATGATGGCAACGCTGCGCCGGCACGCTGGGAGCGCAACTTTTCTGACAGCAGAGGTGTTGTGCACAGCAGCATCCATCCTATCAATCACGTCAGCAAGCATGTGCGCGCCGCACGCGCAAGAGAGCGTTACGAAAACGCTTCGCCTTCCAAGCGCGTTGGCATGTTTTGCCCTCGCTAACACAGTCAACACAGCAATTTGACATAGCCCCTGTTTTGTGTTATATACATATAACACAAGACGGGGCGCATGTGTGTGAGGGGAATACTATGACCATGCATGGCAGCCTGTTTGTCGCTTTCTGCATCCTGTCTTTCTGGTTCTTGTTTGCATTAGCTGGCATGATTGCCGCGGCTATTGCTGGCAAGTTCCTTATTGCGTGTTTCAGTGCCGTAGTCGCGTATATACTGGGGCGCATTGCCTCCCAAGTATATCGTGCTATGTAGTTCAACCTATCAACAGGCGGGCAAGGAAACCCGCCTGTTGTCATATCTGGAGAAAGGCAATGAGTGTGCATTTCGAGATTGTGGTGCGTCATCGCCATCATATGGGCATCACTCTTAACACGAGTGGCTATTACAACATTCGTGAGAGTGAAGCTATCGCGCGTGCTGAAGAATTGGAACAACTGTTGGGTAACAACTGGATTGTTACTGTGCACCGGCATGACAACACTGTCGTGCGTTCTGGATTGATGCGTCGTGTCGTGTGCAGTTGACACGTGGTGCACCGTGTGCGGCGACTGGATTGACCCTCGCCGCGTTGCACTAGGCTATAACACGTGTTTGCGTCATGGCGCTGCCAAACGTGTGTTTACTATCGTGCCAGTGCCAAAATCCAATTACGTGATTGCAACTAGCAGAGAGCAAGTTGTCAATCCGTATAGCCACAAAGGAAACAGATAATGACCGAGCCAACTCTTGTGGGCATCACGATGCGTGGTGTCATAATCTACCAATTCACCGAGAACTTGGAAAAGTTTGGATGGGATTGGCTAGATGTGGTGGGTGTCATCCCACAGTTCTTGAGCAACAATGGAAAGCCAATTGCACAGCAGCTTGCAGATGGCTACGGCTATTGGAGCCCAATGACAGAATGGAACATGAACTTTGATGACCTGTCAATCGTGTATCCCGGCGACCGCAAGCTAATGCCTCTTGTTGAAATGCGCTTGCAAAGCCGCGTCAATGGGGAAAGTGATGAACTCATCGTCTATCCCCAACGTGTGCTTGTGTATCAAAGTGCATGGGTCAACATCTACAATCCCGATACCAAAGAGTTTGAAGTGTCGAGGATGGACTGATGCCGGACATTATGATGTGTCTCGCAGACAACTGTTGTGTAAGCAACAAGTGTTATCGACACTCAGACAGTGGCACGAAGCCTAACACGCATCGCCAATCGTTCTGGTTGCGTGATGGTCAAAGCCCTGTTGGGCCAGAGTGTCCGAATTACTGGCCTAGCAGCAGCTTGTCAGCAAAACTTGACAAGCAAGACCCACACAACTCCTCTTGATGGAGTAATTCATGGTAAGACCATACAACAAACGCCGGCAAAGAGAGAATATCGGGGGACGACCTGTATTCCCTGAAAACGATGGAAAATACGGGTTGATTATTGTTCCTCCAAACACACCAATCCGCCATGACCGCCGCAACAAGCTGACATTGGATGATATCCAAACACTTGTTGGCGGTTATGTTGAAGTCATTCCCCATTTCAAAACATATGGCAGCAGCCCGTGTCTTGCATTTGGGAATGAAGACGGCAAGCTGTTGGCTTTGCCAAAAAATCCCAGAGCAACAAGGTTTTGGGCAACCGCATGGGAGCATCTACCAGCAACTGAGTTTCTTGTTGGCGTGATTGTCATTGTGACAGCCTCCACGCCAATGTTGAACCAACTTCTCAACGGAGAATAACACAAGATGGACGCTCACGAGTATCAAGCTCGCGTCATGGCGCGTGTTCCAGCTAACACACACCATGGCAATACACCAGTCAATCGCATGATTGCTGATTTGTATCGCGCAGCCAATGTCCTTGAGTTGCTGGACAGGCCAAAGCGAGCAATCTTCTATGGCAAAAAGCCTGAGTTCAGCAAAGTAAGCGACCAGATAGCATATGATACAGCGTGTGAAGAAAGCCCGTTGCCTATCATGCCGTCGCATCGTGTGCATTTGTTGCACAGCGTGCTCGGCCTTGCAACAGAGGTTGGCGAGCTTATCCGCGCGCATCTGGTCGAGTTCGACATGAACGAGCGTCTTGATGAAGTGAACATCAAGGAAGAACTTGGTGACATTCTTTGGTATCTCACGTTAGGAGCCGAAGCAATGGGAACCAACTTGCACGAGCTTATGGCAATCAATGATGCCAAACTCGAAAAGCGTTACGGCCCTGCTTTTGATGCAGATAGGGCTGTCAATCGTGACCTCGATGCAGAGAGGCGCATCTTGGAAGGAAAGGAACAAAACAATGAATAAGGTATATACGGTTGATGACATTGAAGTGTTCTTGCTCGACAAGAGCAATGAGCAGGTTCACAGAGTAACTGTTGTTTTCAAGAGCAGCAGCTACAATGAGTATGATTATCTGTGGCGCGGCAATGCTCCCGAAAAGGGCGACTACGTATTGGTGTCGAACGAGTATAACTCGATGACCATTGCAATGGTTGTCAAGAGTGAAGAACTGCACGGTGATGCTTCGAGGTTTGCAAACTTCAAGTATCCGCTGGCCCACATCTCTGTGGCTGCTAGTCGTGTTCGCGAAGAGGCTCGCAAGAAGCACGATGCTCTTGTGAAAAAGCGCAAGAAGATTGTGACCGAACTTCGTAACAAGTTAGAAGAGGCTGCGCTTCTTGAACTTGCCAAGAAGAATGGTCTTGACGTGTCTGCCTTGGAAGAAATCGACAAGGCACTTATCGAAAGTGGCCATGTTGTGGCTTCGTAATGCGTGTTGCCAATTTGACATAGACAGCTAGTTATGCTATGCTGTCTATGTCAGTTGGGAATACTGACCTAGCAGAAAGGACTGGAACAATGAACTTCAAGAAGATGTTTGACGCTGATAACATGCGTCATGTTGAGCCGTCATTCGGGAAGACATCAGCAGAAGACTTGCCTGTTGTGTTTCGTGCTGCGTTTGAAGGCGCTCACGAACATCTTGTTGACAAGATATATGAGCACGCTCAACAAATGAACCGTGTTCAGTCGATGCTGTTTGAAACCTGCAAAGATGACTTGACGGAGCAGCAGCAGCAAATCCTCAATCCAATAAATTATATGTTTTCCTTCATGACGCTGGGCCTGACACAATTGGTTCGGCGTGTCATAGCAGGTGCAATGGCTGGTGCGCTGCACGAAGGTTTGCTGACTTCACAACAAATCGAAGAAGTCGCAAACGAGACGCAACATGAGTTTTCAAAACTCCAAGACCAGATTGCGTCCATTTATCGGGCTTTGCAGAAGAATGCCAATGCTTCGACTGACAAGGACTAAGCTATCCCAAACAAGATTGCAGAATGGAGCCATTGACTTCTTGCCCGGAGGGGTGTGGAGACTTTGGCTTCATACTGCTGATTGGGAATATGGCACAATGCTGCTGTTGTATAGTGATGGCAGGATTGAGCGAGTGACAACCTATCGTGATGGCACACCTGATGACATTGTGTGCATCGCCCCAACATACAAGAAGGATGAATAACAATGAGCAGCACCGCTAACCTGAATGTTGTTCCTGAGGAACTGCTGACCTGGCAAAGCGAGAAGAAGATGATAGAAATCTTTGAGCGTATTGCCAATGACATACATTCCGTGCATTGGATGACACGTGTTACGGCTGGTTCACACAACAAGATGCACAGCATTGTATGCGCAATTCTTGGCATTCGCTCCACAACTTCCGTTGACTATGTTGAAATCCAGAAGATGCGACTGCGACCTGTCGATGGTGACTTCTCGCATACGGAAATAATTGTTGATGCTGTGCCTGTTGACAGTCGAACTGGCAAAGAGCTTTCAGAAGGCTTGAAAGATGACCTGCTGGCAAACGTGCTAGAAATTGCCGCCAACGTTCTGGCTGTTTCCATCTACTGGCACCTGAATGAAGAGGAAACTACTGCATTCAAGCAACACACTGCTGCATGGCTGGGCTGCACTCCTGAGCAGTTTGAAGAGGCATGTCAAGAAGCCGAAGACATGGTTGACCGTGAGGGTGTAAACATTGACGAATTGCGTCAGGCTGTTATTGCATGGAAGAAAGAAAGGGAGTAGGAAAACAGTGAGCAAAGACCCCATGCCTTTGCCGCGCAGGCTTGTTGATGCTAACGCATCCAAACAGGCATTAAGCACTGCTGAGCAGATTGCAAAGAGCTACCGTGAAGGCCGTCGAGCAGGCTTCATCTATGGTGCGACTGCAATGGCTTTGATAAGCTTGGCAATTGATTGGAGCATGAAGTTCTATGGATAACAAGCAATACACAATGGAGCAGTATGAACTGCTTTGCAATGCGTATAACAACGCAGTAATTTTAGAACAGGAGCAGTTTGAGTTTGGAGACCGAATACTGCTCACCGACTACGCCAAGTATCTTCTAGACCACATGGCAAGTGTTCTAGAGCCGGAGTTAAAGCGTGGCTAATCAGCCTACTGATGTGTTCAAGCACATCAATATGCTAACAGGGCCAATGTGTGAACGGCTTGGCACTCGATGCTGGCCGTTCACATCTGCATTGTCAAGCAATGGCCGTCCGTATTTCAGGCTTGCAGGCAAGAACGTGCTGGCATACCGCTTGGTGTATGAACTGGTCAAAGGTGTAAAGCTTGAGCGCACAGACGTGTTTCGACACAAGTGTGACAATCCAATATGCTGCAATCCTGAGCATGGCGAGATTGGAACGCATGTTGAGAACATGAAGGATATGCGTGACAGAGAGCGACACGGCTTGCCGCATCACACAGTGCGAGCAATTCGCAAACTAGCGAAAGACCCAAACAATACTCACGAACACATTGCCAAGTTGTATGGTCTTGGTCGAAGCACCGTAACTGAGATTGTGCAAGGCAAGAAATACAGAGAGGTGGATGATGACCAGTCTTAAGTGGACAACACCTTGGCGCGATGATTACGTCGAGATACTCATGCTCACGCACCAAGCGGCCATCTCTTTGTGCCAAAAGCTTGCTAAGTTTGAGAACTCGGAGTGCAACAGTGCTCGAACTGTTATCCGGCACAGCGCAAGAAGCATCTTGTTTGATGGCTGTCACGTGTTGCTGATGCTGTGCTTTGGTGACAGCAAGCTTGGCATTAGCGACACTGACCGCGTAATTATGGCACATTTCGTGAGGTTCTTGTTGGATGCTGATGACGAGGACGACGAGTTTGGCCATCCACAGAATGTGTATTGCTCCAAGTGTTTGCTTGAGGTTGGTCAGTTGCTGCTGCGTGTTACCAGTTTGATGTTGGAAGAATGGGGTGTTGTTCCGCAGTCAGCAGTAGTGCACTAGTAGTGTCAACTTGACATAGCATGTGTTTTGTGCTATGGTATAAGTGTAATGGCGAAAGGCGTCATTACAAAACAAGCAGAAAGGTGGAACATATGTTTACCAAGCCGAACGAGTTTGCCGAAGCGATTGCCGAACTGCGTGAGCGCACAGGCAACATGGATTACAGCATCTACATTCACGCGCGCGCGGAACAGACGTTCATCAGCAGTGATGTAAAAGTGTCATGGTGTATTGAGTGTTACCATCCGACACGCATCGAGGCCAAAGGCACGACAATGAGGGATGCACTGGAAAAGTTTGTGCAGATGTTCCAAGTCGCAACATCAACACCTGATAGCGTTGACGTGCCACTGTCCTTGTCGCACGAGACAGTCCCCCAAATCATTGATGCATCTGCTGTTTCATCAGACGAGGTTGACTGATGATTAAGCAGATTACTGCATTCGTAGATAGTGATGGCAATATCTACGATGACGAAAAAGTTGCTGTCACCGCGGAACTTGTCATCTTATCCAAACGACTGAGCCAGTTGAGCGGGCATCAAGCCGTGATGGATATGCTGCTGCAACAGCAAACACAGATTGTGAATGCAATCGCTGACTACAAGCGTTTGCATCCAGACACACGAAAGGACGGAGCCAATGAACGAGATTGAACAGTTGGTTAGCAAGGTCAATCGCAAGTTTAGCGACATTGGCCGCAGCAATGGCACTGCACCACTGATGCCAGCACAATTCGATGACCCGCGTGACAATCGTGGCGGTGTAGTGCATGAATTGTTCATTGCCAATCACCTTCGCAAGCTTGCTGACAAGCGTTGGGAGGCTGCAAAGAATGAAGCCTTGTCGTGTGGTGTGCTGGGGAACTACGACAAGCTCGGTGTTGGCAGCCATGTAACCTACAACGGCCACAACTTTGTTGTTAGCGTCAAGCGCAACGCGGCAAGCAGCACAATCGACAAGAAGATGTTAACAGATGTTCTTGTCGATAAGTTTGGTGAAGCAGTCGCACAAGAAGTGTTGAAGGCAGCTACCAAGCCTCGTGCTGGCGCCACCGTAATCGAAGTCAGCACCATCTAACATGACTGTGCGGGTGAGCGTGTTGTGTTTAAGCATAACATGTGTCTTGCCTTTCGGACAGCACTAAACCTACCAGTGCTTCACCAACGCACGTCATGACAGCAATAACAGGTGCACTGCACACGCCAATCCGGCTGTAGTTCCCTGATGCGGATGAATGTTATTCATCAGGGAAGGTTTCTTTTACCAATCAAGGATAACACATGACAGATAATGTAGTGCCGCTAAAACGGCCAGAGCCAAAACAGCTTCGCAAGACTTACAAGAAGCAGACCTATTACGTCAAGTTTATTCCAGCAACCAAAAAATGGTTGTGGCGTGTAGAGCGAACACATATTACGGTGTTCGAGGATGAAGCAGATACACAAATCGCTGCTATCCGCGCCGCAGAGAAGTTCATTGATGGGTTGCCTTCACAATGACTTACAAAGACACACCTTTTGACCGCCAGCATGTCAAGACAATGACAGCAGGCGAACTGAATATGCACATATTGCGTATCAGAGAAAAGCGCATGGCCGCTGTGCGCTTGTTCAAAGAGGCTCAAGCTGCTAAGGCAAAAGCCAAAGAGCAGAAAGATATTGAGCTTTTCAACAAGCGGCTCGACCAAATCGACAACATCCTACAACGGATAGACAAAGCATTTGGAACACTCGACAAGTATCTTGCCGATGTTGCTGTGTTGCGTCTATCTCTTGGCGACAATGTGTCCAATCTCAACAAGTTATCAGGAGATAGCTAAATGGCCAGAGTGGCTACAAAAGTTGGTGAACGTGATGGCCTTACACTGCGAGGCCGTGACGTTGCTTTCGAGTTGAAAGAAGCCAACGTTGACCCGAAAGTTGTTACGCTGTTAATCAACATGGCTGAGATTTTGCATGTGCATAGCAAAGCCGTAGCAGACATGGCAACTATGTTCGAGCAGATGATGGGCTTGCTTGAGCAGGTAACAACAGCGCAGGGTAACATATCACAAGAAGTTGAACGTTTCAGGAGAAAGTATGCAGATGAAGACCCTGCCCCAAATGCTGGTTCCTTCCCAAATCAAGAGCGTAGCTTTGAGGATGGCAACGGAAGCTGACGCACACATACCGGCGTATGACAACACCAAGCTACAAGCTATCAACACATGCCCCGTTTGGGGTATTGTGACTTATTCGCTTCACAAGCGAATGGGTGAATTGAGTGGTCGTGCGATGGCACTAGAAATGGGACAGGCTGCACATGATGTGTTTGCTGCTGTTCGTTTGTGGCAATTGAAGGAGTATGATGGCCATGAAGGACTTGCTCACTATCATGGGTTACGTCTGTTTGGCAGTGACCGCTACAATGCTATTCTTGGTGCTGTCCGCGATGGGGATGAAAGAAGTCGCTCAATGGACTTCGCACTTGCTGCACTAGAGACAACAGGTTTTTACGATGACCCGCGCGACAAGCGGCGCACGTATAGTAACCTGGAAGAAGCCTGCATACTATATGTAGATAGGTGGAACTGGCGCAGGCACAAGATATGGGTGCGCGACCCCACCGATGAAAAAAGTGATGTGGGCATCGAGGTTCCGTTCGATGTTGTATTGACATTCGAGTTGGAAGATGGTAGAGAACTTCTCTTCCGTTACATAGGGAAGGCAGATGGTCTTCATGTAAACGACAAAGGCAATCTTGTGTTACATGAGAACAAGACTGCTTCCCGTCTCGATGATGCATGGCGACACTCCTTCGCCCTTGCAACTCAAATCACTGGTTACATGTTTGCGTTGAGCGTTCATGCAGGTGCACCAATCAATGCAGCAGACGTGTTTGGCATGACAGTGCCACTTCCTCGCTCAATGGAGTATGGCGGCGTTGTCCGTGAGCCTGTTACAAGAAAAGACTTCCACTTCACACGGTGGTGTCATTGGTTCTTGTCAACAGCCTTGATTGACCAGCAGTTTCGGGATGAGCCTTGGAATGCACCGCACTACACACACTCTTGTAATCGGTATTTCAGGCCATGCAGCTTGATACCGTTTTGTGACAGTAGCAGTGAAGACCAGCAACTAATGTTAGAGGAAATGACTACATATGAGTGGTCGCCTCTGCATGAAGTTAATCAAGGGAGTGACTGATGATGGAATACCATGTTGGAACAGCACCAGCAGCATCTCTGCCGAAAGTAGCAGATAGTGAAAGCGTCAGAAATCGGCAGCGGTTGGAGAATATTCGAGCAGCACTCGAAGCTTTTGCCAGTAGGCTGGAAATCCTGCGTAACAGTTTGTGTAACAGCACAAACAGTGTGTATGGTCTAGACCAGCCTGTAGCGCCTTCAATGTCCAACAACAATGTGTCAGGAATGTCTGAGCCGTTGCAGCCAGACCTTGTGTCTTCTATGTCAAAACTGGTTTCGGACATTGACAGTCTGCTCAATGCTGTCGAGTATCAAGCATCGAGGTTGCCATAATGGAAATCAACCTTGGCGGCTTTAGTGTCAAAAGCCTAACCGAAACACAGCAACGCATGTCACTGTTGTTATGGGGGCCTCCCGGCACAGGAAAGACTGTGTATGCGTGCAGTGCTCCCGGTAAGAAGTTGCTTATCAACTTCGACCCGGATGGCCCTGCATCACTTGGCCAGCGCAGTGATGTTATTGTGCTAGACTTATCAGGAGAGAAAAGCAGTGTCGTTGACAAGTTCAACAGTGACGACCCTCTCAATCTTAGCAAGCTATTGCAAGATGAAGCTGTGGGTATTGAAAGTGTGGTGGTGGACAGCACAACTGCGTATAGCCAATTGGCTGTCGAAAAGGGCGTTAGCATCACTAAGGGCGCAACTCTCGAACGCCCCTCTCCAGGTGCGTATGGCGCTCGCAACGCTATTACCCTGCGAATGATGACAAGCTTGTTGCGTTTGACAAACAAATACAACAAGCACATTGTCTTCACTAGCCATGAAGACCGTGAGAATGACAAAGAAGGCAACTTCCTCAACTACACGCTAATGCTTGGTGGCAAGATGACTTCGCAAGCTGGATTGCAGATTAGCGAGGTTTGGCACTTGTCAGATGATGGCAAGCAGCGCCGCATCATGGTGCGACCGGGCAGAATGCGTAAACCGATGAAGACGCGCATGTTCGATGCCAGAAAAGAAATCGAGTTCATCTTGAAGTATTCGCAAGATGACGAAGCGGGCGGTGAGCACAGTCTTACAGCCTTTATCAAGGAGTGGGAAGACAATGGCTTCAACAAAATCCCTATCCCGCAATAAGAAATCCAAAGGCAATAACGCCAAGGATAGCAGTGCAGTATGTGAGGCGGCTGCACCTGTTTCAACCAAGCCTCTTGTTGCAACAAACGAAGGACAGAAGATGAGTGAGAGCATTCTTACTTTCTCGGAGAATATCGCCAATGCAGAGGCTCCGGCCCCGCTTCCTGCGGGTGAATACACGGCGGAAATCCGTGCAGTGGATGTGAAGGTTTCGCAGAAGGGTAACAAGTATGCTGCGATTACCTTCTACATTCCCTCTGACCAGTATCCCGCTGACTTCACCGATGGCGACCCGGACGGCATGACGCTGGTGTTCAACCGGCTTGTGCTCGAAGATACGGTGAAAGACCGTCACCGCATCCGCAAGTTCTGCGAGGCTATCGGTGCCAAGATGGGTTCGCAGATTGACGTTAACGACTGGGTGGGCCTCACCGCCACCGTCAGCGTCAAGATTGGCGAGTGGGAGGGTGAAGCCCGCTCGGAAATCGACCGCGTGCTTGCGCCGTAAAAAGCGCATGATGTGATGCTAAAGAGGCACTTTGCTATTGACGGCAATCTGCCTCTTTAGTATAAATCAGGTGTTCCCAATGAGGGGAACGACTTAGACCTATGAAAAAGGACAGAGCAATGGCCGAAGCCAAGACCGAAACTACCCGCAAGCGTGCCTCTTTCACTCGCACCGCCAAGCCGCTGTATGGCGTGCTTCGCATCAAGGATGGCAATGGCGGCTATCTCAACTTCAGCAAGGAAGATGTGGAGTTGAAGGTTGAGCGCGATACTGGCAAGCTGCTGGAACTGGTTACTGCCGGTTCCGTGACCGGAGCGGTTATCAAGATTGACCTGCCGCCTGCTCCGGCGCGCAAGCCTGCTGCTCCTGCTGCGTAACGGCGGAGATGTTAGGAGTTGTGGTTGGACAGAACTACAACTCCTAACAACCTTGTAGTTGTGGAGCAATGACGTGATAGATGACACAGTTTACCAACTACTGACTGTGACAATACCGCGTCCATCGCACATTCCCCGCTCTAGAGGTATCTACGCTGTTAACAAGTTCAACACCAACTTCAAAATCTTCACATCTAAGCAAGAGATGGAGATAATTGAGCAAGCCTGTGCTGCACTTGGCATAAGCAAAAGTTCATTTGGACGTTGGTGCTGCTTCTACGTCGCAGCAAAGATTGTTGGAGAGGATAAGGAACATGTTGCAGAAGCTCTTGGGACTTTCGTTCCTGACGCAAAAGCAGATTGATGCATTTGGTCGTGTGTTGACCACGGCACTGCTCCACAACGAACAAGGGATTATTGAATGGGCCTCGCGGGCCGTTGATGATGCTGCGCGTCTCAACCGTTTGCGTGACCGTGATGTTGCAACTCTCGAAAGACTGGAGAGGCAATTCAATGGAAGCGAATACTACAATCTCCCAAGAAGTGGAGCCGTCACAGCCTGAACTGGTTCTAGATGAAGTCCAGATTGAGGCAATCAACGCATCCTGTAACCTGAAAAACAGAATTGTTGCAGTAACAGGCGCAGCAGGGACAGGAAAAACAAGCATCCTTCGCAAGACATACCACGCGATAGCTGAAGCAGGCTATCGCGTGGTTTTGTGTGCGCCTACTGGCAAAGCAGCCAAGCGCATCAAAGAAGCAACAGGCATCGACGCGATGACTGTGCATCGTCTGTTAGAATACACGCATCCCGGCGAGCCAGACCCCAAAACCGGCAAGCCCGTTGAGTTTAGCTATCCACGCAGAACACGTCAAAATCCTTTAGATGTTGACGTTGTGCTGTGTGATGAATACGCAATGGTTGCGTGGGAACAACACAACTCACTCATTGCTGCACTGCCTCCGGGTGGCTGTATTCGCATGTTTGGTGACGATAATCAGCTTGACCCTATTGAAGAGGGCCGCAAGTGGGATGCACCGCCACAGCCAACACCTTTCCAGACGATTATGCAGAAGTTTACAACTGTTCGGTTGAGAACTGTGTATCGGCAAGGCAAGGACAGTGGCATTCTGCACAACCTGCATCTCATCCTGAATGGCCGAATGCCAACACGCAATGACCAATGGGACATGACATTTACTGACCGTCCTGTTGATGCTCTGCGGAAACTAGTGCTTGATGCACTAGAAGAAGGGCATGACTTTGCGTCATCTGACTGTCAGATTATCTCTGTGCAGAACAAGTCGTGGGTTGGCACTGCAAAGCTAAACCTTGTTATGCAAGCAATGTTCCAACAGGGACAGAACTTTGGCATTATGGTGCCGCGTGACAATTGGGTTGTTGGCCCTGATGGTGAGAAAGGCAGTCCAATCAAGATGTATGTTGGCGACAAAGTTATCTGCACCAGCAACATGTATGATTTGGACATCATGAATGGCGAGAGCGGTAAAATCACCGAGATTAGCAGTGATGGAGAAATCGTTGTTGACTTCGGTGACAAAACACGTGTTGTGCCGCCAATCATGCAGGTGCTGAACCGTTATGGCCGCACTGTGGAGATTGACCCACGCAAGAAACTTGACTTGGGTTATGTGATTACGACACACAAGTCCCAAGGCAGCCAGTATCGTCGCGTGGTGTATGTCATCAACAAGTCCACTCAGTTCATGCAGTCACGACGCAATCTCTACACCGCGTGTTCTCGCGGCATGGAGCATGTGCACGTGATTACTGACCAAATCAGTCTAGCAACGTCACTGAGAAAGAAAGGATAACACGTAATGTCTCAGGCTCCAACTCGTTATGCCATTCTATTCAATGGCCCTCCCGGCTGTGGCAAGGACACTGCTGTTGGCATGGCTATGGAATACCTTGCGCGACAGAAACACTTGAAGTGTATGCACATGAAGATGGCAGACCCATTAAAGAAAGCTGTCCATGCGCTGTTTGACGTGACAGTTGGGCCTGAGTATTTTGAGGGCAATAAGAAGAACGAACCTAATGCCTTGTTCTTCGGACTATCACCAAGAGAGGCGTATATCCAACTGTCAGAGGAAATGGTCAAGCCAATACATGGTGAAGACTTCTTCGGGCAGATTGCTGCGAGACGAATACAGCGAGCAACAAGCATGAACACATTCTTGTTCAGTGATTGTGGCTTTCCACAAGAAGCCGTGCCGATTATCAACCTTGTCGGTGCCAAGAATGTGTTGATTGTGCAAATCCAAGCAACACAGAATGGCGAAAAACTGACTTTTGCAGGTGACAGCCGTGGTTATGTCGGTGATGCAATCAAGAGTGGTGGGCCAGGACGCTCTCCATATCCAAAGGTTACAGTAATCGACATTCCCAACTTCTTTGACCGTATGACGTATCGTCTTATGGTTCAAGGAGCGTTGAACAAGTTCTTTGGCATCGGTGAGGATTTGTGATAAATGATAACAAGTGTTCAGCAACTCAACAGAGAGGTCATGGAGCGGTGCAGGGCGTATGGCCTTGAATGGGACTGCGGCGCTGATGGCAATTTGAATGCCACCATTGCTGTTGTGGGTGAAGCTCCGGGCGACAAAGAGCGGCAGATGAAGGTGCCACTTGTGGGAGGCAGTGGCAACTTCTTTTGGAATGTCGTGCGTCCTTACGGCATAACACGCCGCAATGTGTATGTCACCAATGCAATCAAGCGTCAGCTTCTTGTAACAGGCAACGACAAATACAACAAGCTGACTGTCTCAGATGGTGAGGCTCAGTTGTATTACAACATTCTGCTCTGGGAACTTGCGCAGCTTCCAGAGTTAAAGTATGTTGTAGTGCTAGGAACGAGAGCATTGCAAGCAATCACCGGGTATAACTCTATCATGAATTATCGTGGCAGTGTTATGTCGGTGCAGATGCAGCATGGCGTTGGAGACAAGAAGCGTGTAGTTACGGTTGTTGCAATCAACAATCCTGCACACGTGTTGCGACAGCCACAGCACGAAATCACATTCCGAATGGACTGTGGAAGGCTGAACAAAGTCATCACAGGCCAATTCGAGGAATACAAAATCACAGAACGCCTGTGGCCAACATTCGATGAAGCAATTGGCTGGATGCAGAAGATGATTGATGACAAGTTGCCAGTCAGCTTGGACATTGAAACGTCATCTGGACAGATGATTTGTGTTGGTTTGGCCAATGACCCTCACGAAGGCATGTGTATCCCGTTCCGTGGAGAAGATGACAACTGGTGGACAGTCGAACAAGAAACTGAACTATTCAAAAAGCTGGCTGACCTTGTCTCGCATCCAGATGTGCGTCTTGTCATGCAAAACGGTATGTATGACGCAAGCTGGCTGTGGTTCCAAGAGCGCATTAAGGTTCACAAGCATTGTTTCTACTTCGACACAATGCTTGCTCACCATACGCTCTACCCATCGCTTCCTCATGGCCTTGCCTTCTTGACAACGCAATACACCACTCATCCTTACTACAAGGATGATGGCAAGCTTTGGAAAGAAGGCGGCAGTATCACTGATGAGTGGTCGTATAACGTCAAAGACGTGTGCATCACTCTAAAGTGTTACTACGCCATGCTCAAGGAGCTACGAGACCAAGGAATGGAAGAGTTCTTCTTTTCTCATGTCATGCGCTTGCAGCCTGAACTTGTCGAAATGAGTGTGCTAGGCATCAAAGTTGATGTTGACCGCAAACACGAGTTACAGGTGCGTCTGCGTGCAGAACTTGCCGAGTTGAAAGAGCAGTTTTGGTCGCTTGCACAGGCGTTGACTGGCGAAGACGAGAAATACAAGCCAAACCCTGCATCACCTAAGCAGATGCAAGAGCTGTATTTCAAGAAGCTTAACCTCATTGGCCGTGGAGTATCGACTGATGAAGAAAACAGAACTCGCATCAAGCAGCATCCTCGAACAACTGCGGAACAACGAAAGCTTCTCGAACTTGTGGATGAAATCCAGAAGGTTGCGAAGTTTCTTGGCACCTACGTCGAAGCAACAATCGACGATGACGCCAAAATACGAACTGAGTATAAGCAACATGGTGTTGCCTCTGCACCCGGTCGCCTATCTAGTGCAGGCACTGGATGGGGAACCGGTGGAAATCTTCAAAACCAACCGAGCGCTGCACAGGAAATGTATATTGCCGATGAAGGTTGCGAGTTCTCTTATTTCGACCTATCACAGGCCGAAGCTAGGGTTGTGGGGTGGCGCTATGCCATACATGCGTGGATTGACCAATTTGAAAGAGCCAGAACAGATGCCTCTGGATATGACGCGCATAGAGCTTTGGCTTCTGAAATGTTCAACGTTCCTTATGATGAAGTTCCTAAAGAGGACTTTGACGAGAACGGCGAACACACAATCAGATATATATCGAAGCGTTGCCGTCACGGTCTCAATTACCGAATGATGGCAGACAGGCTCGCAACCACGCTGAACATTGAAATCAACCGAGCAGCGTATCTGTGGGCTGTATATCACAAGACAACGCCAGAGTTGCAGAAAGGATGGGAAAGTGACACGAAACTAGTTCGAGAGAATAGGTTCATCAAGAATGCGTTTGGCCGTCGATGGATACTGTTGCAGACCTTGACAGATGAAGCGTTAGAGCCTATTGTGGCATTCTATCCACAGTCAACCATTGGTGACAAGGTTTCGCGTATCATCTATCAATGCCACAATGACCCTGAATGGCCAACGGGTGAGGCTCGCATCTGCCTCAACATTCACGATGCGCTGATTGCACTACATCTGGCCAAGCATGGGCCTCTTGTTCGGCGCATCATGAAGAAGTATGCAGAAGAGCCTATTCCAATTGAAGGCCATGACGGTGTAACACGTGACCTGATTATTCCTTGTGACTTGAAGAAGTCAGTTGAGGATGAAACAGGTAAGCATCGTTGGAGCAATCTAGTGAAGGTGAAGGAGTGATAACATGGCTTGGCAAGATGAAATCCGTGGAACACAGCCCGAGCGTTCAGCCGTTGACGAGTTGGAGAAGCTGTATATGGAGGGGCACGATTGGGCAAAAGTGGTGTTTGACATGCTCAGCGACAGGATACATCAAGACACACTAGAGGATGAAATCCGAGACGCGACTGAACCTCTGGAAAGAGAAATCGACGCTCTCAAAATACGAGTGGAGGAGTTGGAAGATGACTATTACAGGGTCAATGACCAGATGCAGCGCATAAAAGAAATCTGTAGAGAGTAGCTATGGGCCGCGTCAACTACATGAAGCTTGTGCCTCCCGATACACCTATCGGGAGGTATATGCGCTTCTGTGCAAACTCGGAGACACCACATGCGTATGACTTCTGGACGGCAGTTTGGCTTGTTACTTCTGTGGTTGGCCGTAATGTGGTGGTTGACAGACCGGGCGCTCCAATATATCTCAACTACTTCGCAATTCTTGTTGCAGACAGTGGTGTCACGAGAAAAAGCACCGCAGTCAGAAGAGCAATGAAGCTGTATCGACAAGTTAAGCCGCAGACGACTAGACTAATAGAGAGCAAGATTACTCCAGAAATGTTGGAGTTTAATCTGACACAAGATGCATTCGAGCATGGTCATAGCCACGCTGTCATAGCGATTGACGAGTTGGTAAAGTTTCTAGGGAGAGAGAAGTATGTTGCTCAAATGCCCACGCTACTCACCGATGTGTATGACTGTCCAGACTTGCGAATGGGAGGTGGCACGCTTGCAAGGGGGTCATCAATTCTCAAGAGTGTATTTGTCTCGTTTCTATCCGCCTCTACACCCTCTTGGCTTCTTCGTGCGGTCAATCCGGATGTTATCGAGGGAGGATTTACTAGCCGAGTTATCTTCGTGGTGTGCGAAGAACCAAAACGCATGTCACCGTGGCCAGAACCACCAGAAGCAGGATTAGAAGAGCAAATCCTGTCCGACTTGCGAGATATACAATCCAAGGGTGCGTCATATGGGCAAGTCTTGGTCAACGATACAGCTAAGAAACGGTTCTCGAATTGGTATCGGTCACGTCCGCTCTACAAAGACAGTTTCAGAGCGTCATTTCAGTCGCGTGAAGATGCTCACATCCTCAAGCTCGCCGCTGTTTTGGCAATCAATGATGGATGTTGGGAAATCCAAGCTAATCACCTCACAACAGCAATCAAGATTATCACGGAGACAAGAGAAGACGGTGCGAGTATTTTTGAGGGGACAGGTGCAAACGCAGAAATCATCGCAGGACTTGACAAACTCAGAGACACACTCATATCAGCCGGAATGGGTGGAGCAAAACAATCCGAGTTGGCCAAAGCTGTCCGCAATCGTCTTTCTGCAAAGCAAGTAACCACTGCACTAGAAATCATGCATGAACTTGATTTAGTGCAGCGGTTCAGTGTGCCCGCTATTGGGGCTGGCCGTCCATCAACAGTTTGGAGGGCTACTAAATACCTAGCAGATAGTAAGGCCCTCAACTTGATGATTGACCGCTTTAACGAGTAGCGCTTTCCCAAGTAAAGTTTGGGTCTCGAAGTTGGTCGCGCACCAAGTTCTCATACTCACGCACTACTTCGAGGCGCAAGGCAGCAAGCTCTCTGCGCTCACGATTTAGTTCGTTGAGACGAATGTTCTTTTCACCAGCCGTTGTCATATAGCCCTGCTGTATGACGCGGCTGTTTTTTGTTAGAGACTTCATGCGCTCGCCAAGAAGCTGCATACGGTTATCACGCATCAAAGCATCTGCCATAGACGCAATCACCATCATGCGGCCTTCCAGCGGCACTGTTTGGGTATCATATTCAAGTGCAACTGCGGCTTGGCTGTTTGTTGTGGACAGGCCACCACGCTTAAACTCTTGAAACAGCTTTTGTGCCTGCTCAACACCCTTGACCTTGTCACTCAAGATGTTCCAGTTGGCATCAACAACACCCTGCTTCAATTCATAAGGGCCGAACAGGTGGTCGTTAATGTCTATAGCTGTAGGAGTTACAAGTGCTGAGCCTCTCGCAGCTTTGTCTCCATATACGCTGCCGGCAAGTTTTGCAGCATCACCAATAGACGCACCTTGTCCTATTGCACCTGCAAAAGCGTTCGACACTTCTGCAAGTGTTTGGCCAGTAGCACTGAACAGAGTTGCAATAGTGTTAACTGCTGCGGCATCAAGCAACGGCTCATTAAACTCTGGGTCATTAGGGTCAACAATGTTTGCCCTGTTCTCAACTTGAGACACATTGCCAGTCATGCGAAGCATCTGCTGATTGACACCAGAGGATGCAAAAATCATGTCGATAAGCGGATTGCCAGTGCCTACGACCTTAGGGCCATCATCCAATGAGATTGGCACAGGCGAGATTGCTTCAATGCTAGACGATAGACCATCACTAATCCTAGTGTTGAGTTCTTCGTCTGTGAGGAAGTCTTGCAGCAGATGCGACATGGACTGCACAGATGGCATGTCAATAACGCCAGCATTCAGGCCAAACACTTCATCTACAATGGGCATGACCATTGCAAACAAAGGACGGAATATGTGTTCAATGGGAAACTCGATACCTCCCCACAGTGTCAACGCTGAGACTTTCTGCTCCACAGTCTTCGACATGTTGCGTTCATATACTTCAGGGTCAGTTGCATTAGCATGTAGGTATGCACCAATAAGTGCAGTAAGTGGTGCAGCAAAGTTGAGTGCAGTTTGGCCGGGATTTTGTGTAATCATCTGGCCAATCTTATACAATGACTGAATGCTGAGATTGGCATACATCGTGTTACTAGTCAGTGTGCCAACTGTCTCACCAATCATACCGCCGCGAAGTCCATGCTTAGCGGTGTCAATTGACATGTCACGCACATAGCCCGCAAGTTCAAGTGGGTCGTGTGCGAACCTATATCTGTTGGCTGCAAAAATCATGTAACGGTTGCCATTGTGCATTGCCTCACCAAGTGAGTGCACAATACGCGACAAGATGTTGGCGTTGGCCTTCACAACCGCGTTCTTAGAGCCCTCCATCATCTTGCGAATAGAGCCGACGCTACTAGTCTGCAATTCAGCAGATGCAAAGTCTGTTTGCAGACGTGCGAAGTTGGGAGCAACACGCTCCAAACCTTCTGCTGGACGCGCCAAGTCAGCACTGCCGAACATGGTGTTGCTAGTAGCACCAAGCCTGTCCATTTGTGCGCGAACGCCAGAACGCCAACTCTTCTCAAGTGTGGTAACAAGTGCTTGTGCAGCTTGTGGAGGCATGAAGCGCAGTGTTCCGTTTTGCAACCTCTCTGCAAGAGAAGCTGCAATCGCTTTTTCAGCACCTTCTGCCAAATACCCAACTGCACCAATATACTGCTGAACAAACACAGTTGGGTCTAGACGGCCAATAGATAGGCGACCGCTAGACAACTTTTCTAGAGCAGCATTGATGACACCGAGATGGATGTTTTTGGGCTTTGTGCCAATAGATGTAAGCATGTCGAATACTGGAGCTTTGGTAAATGCAAACAGTGTCCCACTCAGGATAGAGCCAATCGGCCCTGTAGTGAGCGACTGACCAAAGCTGCGCCAAGCATCCAGCACTGGTAGGGTAACGCGTGGATACATGTGCAGAGCGTTGTTCAGGTAGTCGTCCTTAACAACGAAGTCAACAGGCTTACCGTTTTCATAAATCGTATGCACACGGTTCTGCTTCTTGGTCTGCTCATACGCAGTCCCAACACGCTTCACATACTTAGAGCCACGGCTTGCCAACGTGTTTAGCACAGTTGAACGAATATCGTTCAATTCAGCAGCACGGATAGTGGACGCCCACGTATCAACAATTGTGTTGACAGGAGCCGCTGCCGCTCCCCCACGAACCGATGCACCCTCTATCTCGGTTCTGCCAATAAGATTTTGCATCTTGTTGGCAGAGAACAGCGAGAACTCAGGTTGTTCAATCTCACGCACAACGTCTGCCGACAACTCAGCATAGTTTGGATACTTCTTGCGAAGCTCATTGAACATGTTGTCAGTAATCAAACCACTGTCACGCTTGAACTCCAACAACTCTTTGTATGCACGGTCAATCTCAGTCATGAACCGTGCAATTTTGGGATTGGCTTGTGCAGCTTGCAGCTTGCGCCAGTGGTCTTGCACTGTTATAGGCGCATCGTAAACAGTTCTATTGACAATGAGATTAGTCGTGCGGTAGAAGTCTTGCAGCACAGTCCTCGATATCAAGCCATCATTCAACAAGCGGTATTCGTCAAGCGATAGCTCTTTGCCAATGTTTTCCAGTGTCCGTCCAAGAGGCGTGTAGCGACCAAGTGTGCCATTAGGCTTTCTCACTTCACCAGTTGTGAGAAAGTGCCGCAGTTTAGAAGACGTTCCAATGTTGCTCGCAGTGCTCAAGCGTCGAGCGATACTATCACCCATACCAGGCACTACATCATTGAGTGCCTTACGGATTGGCAGCGTGTTGTCTGCAACACTAGCAGTCAGCTTTTGTTTGTTGCTTAGAAGTGTGCTAGACTGAAAAAACTTACCAACAATTTTGGTGCCCTGTTCTTCAATAGCCGTGTTTACGTTTGCACTGTGCATACGCAGCAACGAACGTGTGCCAAATGCAATACCAGCAGCGGTCAAGCCAGCATAGATAACGTTATCCATGTCTTGGCTATCTCGCAGATTGCGTTCACTCTTGTTGTAGGCTTCCCAATCAATAACAGGTGCACCGTCTTCTGATGTGCCAAGCCAATCCTTGTCACCGGTAATAGTCTCACGCAGCGAGCGGTATTCCGTGTTAGGACTGTTGAAGTCAACCAACTCAGCAACACCAACTGAAAGCGCGCCAGCGCCACCAGCAATAGCAGCAGCTTGTTTCGGGCCTTTGCCTGCGACACGAATAGGCGCGGCAATTTCTAGTGCAGCCGTAGCGACTTTAGGTGCAGCAGCAGCAACTTTTGGATTAGCAGCAGCAAATCGCTGGCCTGCACTAGCAATTCGAGCAGTTGTTTGTGGTGCAACTTTGGCACTAGCCTTGGCTGTGCCTTTTACAAGAGCTTTAACTGCTCCACCAAAGCCAATTGCAAGGCTGCCGCCCGCACGAACCGCAAGCTCGGCAGCGTTAGCAGGGTTCTTGATGCCAAAAGTAGTGTTGGCATTGTCACCAGCAGCCTGCACACGGCGAGCTTCTATTGCCAGCCAGTCATCTTTCGGAGCATTGGGATTAAGCAGAGTGCGAATAATCCCGATAGTGCCCGGAATAGTATCAACAATTGCAGGACGATAACCTGTTTCACCCGGCAACGACGAGTTAGCAAGTGTCCCTTCGTAAAGTCCTGCACCTGCTTGCCTGAATAGAGCAGAGAAGTCAGCCACTAACAGTGTCCTTACTGCGTAGGAATGATGAAGCCCGTTGCAACGTCAACAAAGACTGGATTTGGATTACCCGGCACCATCATAACACGTGTGTTGCTGTTGTTGCGGTCAGGAGGCAGCTTGTTCGCACGCACAGCCATGCTCAATGCTTGTGCAGCACGAGGCCCTTGCATCTGAATTGGCTGCACTGGTAGCGGTTGCTGGAATGCAGCACTGGGATTGTTTGTCGCCTGTCCCGGTTGTGTAAGCCACGGAGTGACTTGTGATGGAGCGCCCTTAATGTCGGTTCCTGTAAGAAGTCCGCTAGGGCTAACGTGAACAGTTACTTGTGGCTGATTGTCTTCTTTGCTAGCAGCCCTGATGGCAGCAGCAGTCTTGGTCGCATCGGCATTGATATTGGCCGTTTCCACCGATGCCATGTTGTCTGGCGAATAGCGGTTAGAAGTTGAAAACAGCGTTCTTGCCCATTTCGGCACCATTTCGCCACTGTCAGTAACTTCGTAGCTGTCAGGAGCTTGGTTTACATCGCGCAGCCAAGTCTCTGCCGTGTCCTGTTCAGGTGGCAAACCTGCATCAGTGAGCCTTCCAATAGTTTCAGCAGTAGTGTTGCGAATGTCTGCATTTCTACCTGCATAGTCTTGAGCGCGCCAAGCAGTATTCACTACAGGGTCAGTTTCAAGACCATCAACCTTAACACCTGTGCGGAAGATGCTTTCTAGTTGCGGATAAGCAGCAATCAGACGACGGTTGCGGTTGTTGTCATCATTAATGCGAAGCTGCAACTCACGTTGCGCTGCGGCTGCTTCAGCCATAGCACGAGCTTCGGCGTTACTGTGATTGAACAGTGCAGCAGCATCAAGGGCTGAGAATGGCCCTTGTGCTGCACGACTAGTCAACACCTGTGCATAACCCTGCCCATACGGCCCAACAGCCGGAGCACCATTATTGCGAAGAACTGCCTGCTGTGCAGCATCAGCAGCAGCACTATCTTCCTGCGCTTGCATCTGTTGCAACAGTGGGCTCAGCCAATCTGGCGTGTCGAATACACGACCGCCACGACGCATCGGCATTGTGTTCTGTTGAGTTGTCATATGTTAGCCCTTTGGAGAGCGAAGCAGGTTTGCAAGGCTTCCAGTAAATCCGCTGAGTGCATTCATAACACCGCCGCCAACTGGAGGAGTTTCACGAAGACCACGCGCAGCGTTCGACAACAACTGTCCACCAACAGCACCGCCTTGAATACCAGTCTGACGCCTTGAAAGGTCGAAGCCCTGTTGCTGTGCAGTGCGGTCAAGTGCATTGCCAAACCTATCAGTCCCAGCAAAGCTACTGTTCAAGAAGTTGCTGCCGCCAGAGAACATACCACCATATTCGCCAAGAAGATTGTTGCGAGCATTGGTGTTGTAGTTCTGTGCGATTTGCAGCCCTTCAATCATAGGACTTCCGCGCGTCCTTGCAATGTCCGCAGCACGATTACGTGCTAGTGCGGCTGCAACAGCCGAACCATCACTACCTGTTCGCATAGAAACACGATTAAGTCCACGCAGCACTTCATCATAACCGGCATTAACTGCACCAGTGCGGTCAACTTCAAGTTGTCTAGCAATAGCCGTTGGGTCAACAGTGCCAATACCACGACGATTTGCGTCGAGGTCATCCATAAGAGTGTCAGCCGCAGTAGCAGCACGACCGCGCAGTCGTTCAGCATCAAACATGCCTTGACGACGCAAGAACTGGTCAATTGTGTCTCTAGCCAGTGCTTCTCGGTCATTAGCTTCTTGTAGAGCACGGTCTTGTGGCGACAGAACAGTTTCCCACTGCCCTGTTACAGGGTTTATGCGAATGGAGCCACCGCGTTCATCGGAAAGGCCGCTCTGCATACGCATCAAGTCAGCGACGTAACGGCTAATCTCGTCTGCGCTGTTTCCAATGCGTGTTGCAAAACCTTGCTGCTGTTCAGCCATTCGCCGCTGTGCAGCATTCTGGCCTAGCGCACCACCAAGACCAAAAAGGCCACTTACAATTGGTAGCCCTTTGGCAATAATAGCAGGAAGCGGCATTACAGTGCTCCTTGATTACCAATACCGCGTGATGTGCCCATCATGCGACGCCTGTTTGCGATTGCATTTGCAACTTCTGTATCACGTGGATTGATTGCACCTTGAGCTTGCCCTGCCGTATTGCGTAGTTCGCTCAAGTCGAAGAAGTTCTGGCCACCAATAGCGCCGCGCAGTTCGCCACCACCAAAGTTGCGAGCACGTTCAGCAATCTGATTGCCTTCTCCAAGCAGTTCATCAAAGTTGATGTTGCTGCCGAAGTTGTATCCGCTGGCTTGGTTAAACGCTCTGTCGCGCACCTGATTGGCTTGGCTACGGTATTTGTCGATAATACCTAGAGCCAAGTTGCCAAGTGTCCCTCTGCCAGTTTGTTCAGCTTCACCAATCCGCCGCTGTGCAGCTTGTGCGCCAACATCATTGATGATACCACGCTTCTGGCCACGCTCAATAAACTGTGCAGCATTCTGTTTTTGTGTGTTGAGAATATCATCAATAGTAGAGTTCAACACATCATCGCTGATAAGACGATTGCCGAAATTACTGCCAAACTTCTGTTCAGCTTGTTGCTGATATGCCATGCGGCGACGACGCAGTTCGTCATTTACCACACTTTCGGCAATAGAGCGACCGTTGATGATGTTTGTGGGGTCAGAACCGGGGCGCAGACCAGCAGTCAACCTGTCCAATTCAGTCTGCACGTTGCCGCGAAACATGTTCGGGTCAAGACCATAGCTGCTCAACACTTGGTCTGCGATTGACATGTTCGTATTACGAACATTGCCAAGCATCTGGTTAAACTGCTGTAGCTCTCTGTCTCGCCGTGCAGCTTCTTCTGCTTGTCGCTGTTGTTCGGCAGTCTGTGCTGCGTTAGCAGCATTTCGACTGGCGTTGATGCGCTCCATCTCAGCTTGCTGTGCTGCAAGTTGCTCAGGAGATGGCCCACGCCTGCGCTTGCCGAACAAGCCTTTCAGCAGTGACCCACCAATTAAGCCACCTGCAATAAGTGGTAGTCCCATATGTCTAACCCCGCTTCGCTATTATAGCCGTGCTAGAACACGTGTCAACCCCCTTTTTGGTAGGGGTCAACCTTTCTCTGGCGCTGACTGCCAAGGAAATACCCTAGCGCCATTGATACTGAACTAATCAACGCTGTTTGGAGTTGTTCGGTATGGTAGAGGAACAGCGATGCGCCGAAAAGAATAATGACCGTATAGGCAATGATAAACTCTGGAGAGCGAAGGTCAACCTTAAGCTCAGTCTCTGCAACGTGAATAGCAGCAGTAGCGCGAGTAGCCTCGGCCTCAACAGAAGAAGTTTCATCAGTCATTTTGCCTCCGGTTGTTCAATAGCTGGAGCACGATTGCGAACAATCTGCTCAATCTGGCGAAGCACATCATCTTTCTGCTGAGCAAAATACAAAAGCCCACCAATCAACGCAGTCATGATACCGAAAAGAATGCCCAATCCTGTATTGACTATAGCCGTGCGAAGCTCTTTGAAGTCTGTGTGCATCATTGATACCACCTTCTCTAGAACGGCAACTCTGCTCTCCAAAGAAAGGGAGTTGGTGTCAGGTGAAGTGCTCACTGGATACTCCTTAATAGCCAATAGCTATCCAATAGAAATTGCTGGTCGTTGCCCCGTCGTTATACGCAGTAAACCCGCTTGCAGTTGCGTTCCAAACTGCGGGAGCATATCTCACATCACCTGAGCCAACATTGTTGCTATTGGCTGTCATAACAACCGCAAGACATGCATTAGGAAATGCCGTTGAAAAGGTTACACTAGTGTTGCCATCAACTGCGATGCTGATAACACCGGACTTGATAATCAAGCCACCGGGAAGGGTAGCACCGCCATTACCAAAGTCATCAACAGCACCCATTCGTGCATCGTCAAAGACACCAGACACAATTTCAGACGCATCACCACTAAACGGTGTTAGCCCTGTAATATCAGCAACAGGAATTGTGGGCGAAGCTGTATAAGGACTAGTGCCATTCCCTTTAATGTAGCCAGTTAGAGTGCCAACACCGCTGCCACCATTGCTAACTGCAAGCTTAGCACCCGCTGCATTCCAATCTGTGTTGTCAACTTTGTCCTTAACGGCCAAGTCTCCAAGTCCCAAATTGGTTCTAGCTTGTGTAACGTTATCACCCCCTGTGCCACCTTGGGCAATACCCAAAACACCAAAAACACCGCTGAGATTGATAGGCCCTTCAAAGCCTGTAGCCTTCACAATACCATTAACATCAAGGGCTGTAGTGGGATTGTTCTTGCCGATGCCAACAAATCCATTGGATAGGTTAATGAACAGGCCATTGGTGGTGCTGAGCGTGCTGCCAAACCTGATAACATTGGCTGCAACAGAGTGCGTCCGCATAGTGCCACCGCCAAATGTGAAGCGGTATTCCTGCCCGACACACGAGAACTCAATAATATCATCCACTGCAATGTAGTTTGCATCAGCACGAAGCAGAAGCTCACTAGTTGCATGGTTGTAGCGAATGCCAGCAATGTCATTGTCAACTTCGTTACCAAAGTTGATGTTGACAGTTTCTGTTGATGGCGTCAGGATGGACATACCAGTAGTGTTGTCACTTTCGATGACAACCTGGTTTGCTCCAGATGGAGCAGTTGCACCGCTCAATCCGTTGATGATGTTGAGAGCAGCAAACTCTTGGTTAATCAAGCCAAGAATGTTGAACTGTGTGCCATCATACAGTATCGAGATAACATCGCCGGCAAACAACTGTCCTGCTTGGATGACACTGCCTCGATACAGAATGTTTTTAGCACCGAGACCATTGACATTGATTGTCATTGCACCTGTTGGCGCGTTCTGCAACCGAACCCACAGCCTCAGTCCAGATGTGTAAGCTGTAATAGGGGGCGTGTATGTTGCAGTAATTGCGTTGGTTCCAACAGCGTTTGCAAATCGAACGTCACCTTCAACAGATGCAATAGCTGCATCCAGAATATTGAAGTTGCGGTTAACGTCATCACCCCAAAGTGGAGAGTTGAAGTTGACCAGACCAAGTGACAGATTGAAGGTGTAAGTGCTAATAGTCATCGCCGTGTTCCACCTTGCAGATACTCAAGGCTCATGCCTACAAGCCGAAATGGCTGTTTTGTGCTGCCACTAAAGTTGAACTTGGCAATCAAGAACTTTGCAGGCCAGCCATACTTCTTCTTGAAACTCGTGTTACGGCCACCGCCAAACGGCTGGTTCCCGTTGCCAAATCCGCCTTGGTCGCCGCCACTGAAATCACCAACACAAGCTGGTGCATCATTCCATCGGTCAACAAACATGCGAACCTGAAACTCCGCAGTCCCTTCTGTGTCAAAGCTGATATACTTGCTGTTCTTAACGTCAACAGCACTGCCAAATGGTATCCAAGGCGTTTCAAACTCGAATACAATGTCATTCCCATTGTCGCTGTTAATAGGACGTTGAGAGTTTCCTAGCAGCCACAAGTTGCCGTTGTAGTCACCAAACACTACATTTCCAAGCAGTGTGCGGCAACCACAAGTGAAGTTCCAGCCTCTAAACTCTGTCCATCTGTTTGCACGTTCTGAGGCAGAATAGTTGAGCACAAACACCCGTGTCTCTGTAGCTGCATCAGGTGCAACATTGTTCGGGACAAACAACATATAACGACCGTCAATCGGCTCCCACACAGCAAAGATGCGGTCTTCTGCTGCCTCTGGAGTAAATCGACTTACTTCGGACACGTAATTTTTTCGGATAAGGTCACTGATTGGCTCTGGCTTGAAGTTTTGGCTGAGAACAGTGCGTCTGAGGGTAGAGACAGAAGTGTAGTCAGCAATAATGCCATCGTCACCAACTGCAACCGCAGCACGATGAGAGATGCAGCCGTATTGGTCAATGGCATCGTTAAAATCTGGCGTGTGTTCGTTGCTGTCATTGTAGGTTCCAAGCTGTCCTACTACCGTTCCTTCGGCAAAGAACACAAGCAACCTGCCACGGAATGCAACGCCTCCACGAATAACACTAGCATTAGCAAGATTGGAGCCAATGTCTGCAAAAGTAGCATCGTTTGGAGGTGGGTCTCCAAACCACGTGCCAGCAGCATCACGTGCACTGATATGCACACGGTTGGGATTTACCGGGTCTCCAAACATGCAAAGGTATCGCGATGCAGCGACGACATATCGACATACAGGAACATTGATGTTGCTGTTAGTGGCTTCGTCCTGTAGATATTCCACAACAAAGTTCTTGTCAATCTTAATTGGCTTGTCCGAGCCATTACAGACGATAAGGCTTCCGTTGAATTGTTCGTAGGACGCAAAGTCTGTGTCACCCCAGCCACTAGGGCTTCCCGGCAAAAATGCTGCAATGGCGTTACTCCAAATGAGGTCAACAGCACCGTTTGCCTCAACACGAAACAATCTACCATCTTGGCAGATTGCGACAAATGCGTTGTTGAAGTAGGCTACTTCGACAATAGGCGCGCCGACGTTCGCCAAGAAGTCATATCCTTGGCGAACTTTTGGAGCACCATCACCACCAATTGTGATGTTGATAGCTTTGGTCAAGAACCTTGGAGCAAGGTTGAGGCTTGTATCATCGCTATTCCAGCCACCGCTAAAGTCGCGCAGGGTAGAAGAACGAAGAAGCCTCGCCCTATTACTCAGACGGATTTTGCTGAGCATCATCAGCCACAATCGGACACGCTTTGTTGATTGCTTCGATAGTGGCAAGCGCCAGAGTTTTTATATTCTGAGCATTGTCGCAATTGACCACTGTCGCAGTGTGCGCACAACCACTAAGCAGTAGCACTGCTCCAAGAACAATAACACGCTTCATGGAAACGGCCTTTCTGTCCAAGTGAGTGGGAACATACCCACACCGCCATCAAGAACAATAGGCTCATTAAAGCTATTGTCCCTGAGTGTTTTGTAGCGGCTGTCAAACAGCGCTTTTGACTTTGCAGCAGCCTCTGGATTAGAGGCATCATCTGTGAAATAACTCCAAACTGCATAGGTTGTCAGCAGTTCGCTGTCCATTTCAAATACATCTGTTATGAGATACTTTGCAGGACGGCGACGGCCAACAACTAACACATCACCAGATGCATCAGCAGGCCAGCAGCGAAACAGTGTTGAAGCATTATACTCGATGTATCGAGGATGACCACCTGTTTGTAGCTGTGGAAGAAGTGTGTTAATCCCCAAAGGCAGTTTAGGCAGAGGCGTTCTACTACCTTCTGGATACACATATCGAATATCTTCGTAGTGCAGAATGTCAGTAGGAGCGGCTGTAGGAATGCCAGCAGCCAGTGTCAACTGCTCACGCACCACAAACTGTGGCCACCACTGTTCAAGAAAGAGAAAGTCAAATGCCTGTTGCAGTTTGCGCAACAGAATGTTCTGTGAATACATCTGAACAGCCGTTCCAGCCGCTTGATAAAGCAACTGTTCGGCGTCATTTACAAGCTGTTGGCCAGTTTCGTATCGCATAACGCTTCCTGAAATTGAGGGGCTGTGCAGGACAGAACACAGCCCCTCAACACTTCATTGGCCCGGATTAGTTAGCCGCCGAAGTGCGCAATGCCGAACAGACCACCGTTGCCGGAAGCGTTGACAAAGTTGTCAGTCAGCACTGCAATCTCAATCCGATTGGTGCCGTTCATTGTCGCATTCGGCGTATACTGGCCACGAGGGTCTCCAGTAGTTGCAGTCTGCGGGTCAGTGAGAACAGCAGCAGTCAGAGTGCCAACAGTGCCAGCAACGCTGTTGACTTTTTCAGCCAGCACATTGCTAACACGGTAAGGAAGACCAAGACGGCTTCCAGTCCCGACGTTGATGGTAACACCAGCGGTTGCGCCATACTCCACGCGGAAAATCCACTTGAAGCTCTTCAATCCAACAACAGGTGTAGTGCCGTTGAGGGTAAGAGTTTCACGCATCGGCTGGCCAAGATAGTCACGGCCAATAACCGTAACAGTCGAGGTTGCAGCAGCAGAAGCAACAACAGTAACGTTGCGGCCCCAGATTTCCGACATGGTGAAGCTGACATTGACACCACCAGCAGTTGCAATACTCTGCGCATTCAAAATCGCAGTAGCATTGGCAGCCGCTGGAGCGCCAAAGTTGACCACCAGCGGAGCAGAATGCACAACGTCATCAGCGTAACGACAAGCCGGGACGTATGCATTGTAGCGCGGGTGGAAGAAGTCACGCTGACGAGCAGTCATCTATCTTACTCCTGTTAGCCGAGAATTGCATCAGCATTCGGGCTGGCGACACGGCTCTTGCCACCAGACTTCGGAGCCTCGTGCACGAAGTCGTAGTTTTCACCGCCAATGTCAATCAAGTCACCAGTTTCAGCATCAATGAGACGCGGCTTCTTGTCAAAACCGAGTTCTTTCAGCTTGGCCAGCGATGTGACGCGAATGCTGTGGCCTTTGGGGAAGTGAACATAGAAGCAATCACGCACTTCCGTGACAACTTCTTGCTTCACACGCGGAACACCACTTTCATCCTTCTCTACTGAGCAGCGATTGAAAGTGACTTCTTCGGTTGCAGGAACAACCTGATAGCGTGCAATAACCTTGCGTTGCATCTAGCCGCTCCTTAGTTGATTACAACCGCGTGAGTGCGATATGCGCGCCACAGGCAATACTGACCCTGCCACACGATACGCGAACCAGTCACGTCCATGTTCCACGGTGCAGTAAGCTGCTTGACACGCATGTTCACGCCCTTCAGCATGTGCAGTCGCAGATACTTGCTGTTGATGAAATACACACGGTTGTTGCCGCAGTCTTCATCATACAGCATGTCGATGCCATTGTGCTTCGTGACTTCAAAGCCAAGGTCAATCATGCGCTTGCCATTGCTGGTATCCGACAGGTTGAGAACAACCTTGTCGCGCACAGCGGCTCGATAGTGACGCCAGATGTTGCGGCCACACAAAATAAGGTCTGGCCGTTCACCCTTGAGCGTCAGGTCAAGCAGCACGTCATCAAAGGCTTCTTCAATGTTGGTGCTATTCAGTGCACCAGCAAAGTCATAAGCAGACGTGCGCCACTGTGTTTCGGTAGCACGGTTGATGCCACCGAGAGTGCCGCTTGTCGGGTCATCCGGAATGAGCGATGCAAGGCCAATGGGGTCAAGACCGCCACCAGCAGCATACAAGTAAGAAGAGAACTTCTCCTTGATGCTTTCCTCAAGCACTTCCAGCTTTGCCTTCATGAGCTTGAAGATTTGTGCTTCGCCCTTGTTTTCGTCTTCTTCTTGGTCAGAAATGATGACGGTGCCGGCAACACGCGACCAGAAGTATTCCACAGTAGTGAACTCATTGGTCGGTGTAATCGGCAGCGTATCATAATACTGATAAGCAGCGACGTTCGGGTTGCGTCCAACAGTCAGCGGATTGCTGATTTGGTATCCACCATCTTCCGTTTCGACACGGCCAGAGCTAAATGCCCATGCCATGAACGCATTGGAGCGGATGGAAGCCATAATCAGCTTCTTCCGAGACTTGTTCAGCATTGAATTGAGGACGGTTGCAAGAACCGACATGTGTTATCTCCACTGTTAAACGTTAAGACCAGCGTCTCTCATTGCTTCCCGCACAATATCTGCTGTTGAAGCATCGGCGGGTGCAACTGCGGTGCGATTTGGTTCACTAACCGGAGCCTGCACCATTGAGCGACCATTTGTCATCGGTGCTTTTGGTGCAACAGCGGGTTGCTGCTGCTGCTGGTTAGGGGAGTTAGTCGCACTGTCTAGCTGTTCTGACAGTGGGATATTCCAATCAAGACCGCGCTCTATAAACGCATTTCTCAATTGGTAATACGCATCACCCAACGTGAGCGTATCGTCACGGCTAAGCATTTCAGCCAACAGGCTATCATGCAGCCGGGCATCGGGGAACGCAGCATAAAACTGTGTTACTTCCTGTTCAATGGCGAGAATGTCTTGCTGCTGTTGTTGCTGTTGTGCGACAGGGCCAAGCTCCTGTCTAATTGCGTCAACTGCCGCTCGAACCTCAACACCATTGATGGCCCCTTCAACTTGAATACCCGCTTTTGCCGCCTCAGTCAAGAGCAATTTGAGGGTGCCTCCCGGGTTTTCCTTGAGAGCGCGGGCAAGTTGCGTAGCTTGTGCTACCTCTTCAACAGGAAGCCCTTGGACAAAGCTGCTGGCCTCGCGGAACGCCTGCAAGTCACGACGCAACGCTTCATTGCTGCTGCGAAGCTGATTGATTGTGTTGTCCTTGTTGGCTACTTGCTGGCGGAACAATTCCTTCTGTTCATACAAACGGCGTTCCATGCCACCGCGGATGACAGTGCCATCAGGTAGAATTAGGTCTTTGGGATTACCAGACTTCTGTTCTTGCGGCTTTTGTTCTGGTTTCGCACTTCCGTCAGTTGTAGTGCCGTCGCCAGCTTGTTTAGCAGTCTTGTCCTCACTGGTGGCCTGTCCATCTTCGGTTTGACCCTCAGTATCAGTGTTGGACGTGCTTTCATCTTTTGCCTGTTCCTCTCCAAGCTGTTCTTTGATTACAGCCTCAAGAACGTCATCAGTCTTCGCTCCCGGCTTGCTGTCAGAAGCGTTGTTTTCGTCATCGAGAATATCAGCCATTGTTCTGTCCTGTTACTTGTTGCAATGCTTCCGCAGGTGGCACACCCTGCCGCACTAGTTGTTCAAGTTCCTGCTGTGCCTCAGGCGGTAGAGAAGCAATCTCTTGTGCGAGTTGTTCGCGCAACGCTGCTTCATCTTCTGGCGGTGCTTGTCCCTCTGCACCTTGCTCTTGTGCAGGCTGTGCGCCTTGTGGGCCTGCTCCAGCTTGCTGCAATGCCATCATAATTGTTTGCCTCAAGAACGCTCTTTCTTCGTCATTCATTGCGCTCTCTGGGAACGAACGTTCAAGGACTTTTAGTGCAATCATGACAACAGCCGGCGATGCGCTTGCGAATTGGCCAAGGATTTGTGCCAACTCAAGTGCAGCCTCTTTCTGTCCCTTGCTGTTGGGCTTTTCAGTGCTGCCAGCTTCGATTTGAGGCTGGAACATATACATGAAGTCTTTTGGATTTGGCATCTGTTGCCAAGCCTGTGACAACTCTGGCCCAACAATGCTCTCTACATTCTCTCTATCCCAGCGCATGAGACAAAGAATTGCAATGTTCCAGCAGACAGTAGCAACAAACTCTTCCATCAAGTCTTTGCGTTCATCGACACGAACCTCAACATTCGAGTTGTAGAACTCAATAGCTTTGTTGGTGGTGTTGGTCTTGAACTGTGCTCCACGCATTGCATCGTTGATGCCAGTGATGCGATTGATTGCTGTAAACTTGCTTTCTGTATTGAACAGTTCAGGGAACCGCAATGCTGGTGGAACAATTGACATGATAGCATCGTCAAGCTTCATGCCTTCTTCAATATCAACACCACGCGCCGTTCCATCAGGCCCTTTAAGAACCTGTTCAACATCTTCTTGACTGATAACATTCTTGTTGAAGAACACGTTGCGACGCGACCAACGACGAGCACGGCGCACTTCATCGTTGATTTCGTTGATTGCATCCTGTTGGTCAAGATAATAGGTGACTTCACCCTTACCATTGGCCTTTGCAGGGCTTTCGTGAAACCACAACTTGAAATAAGGAAAGAAGCGCGGCAGACGCAGCGGGTCATCCCACACCCAAATGGGCCACTTCCAGTTGTTGTCATGGAACATGTAAACACGGCGAGTAGTCTTGTCCCATACCCACCAAACTTTGCAGTATTCAGCAGCTTTCAACTGTGCTGGAGTGCGATACCCATACACTTCGGGTTTGTTGTCTGCATCATCGCCAATAAGAGTAAAGTTGTTGACTTCATCTTCAACGCCAGTGCTCTTATTACCTTCTAGAATATGGGTAGGCTCATACACCGTCTTGCCGCCTTCTGTGGTGTAAACGGCATTGATGTATGAAGTTGGCAGATAGTCCCACTCCATCATCCAGTTTGCATCGCTGTGGTCTGGCTCAACACTTGTTGGGTCAACAACAAGTTGCTGTGGCAAACACGTCTTGAGATATGGGCCAGCATCACTAAGCAAATTGATGCGCTCTTCCATAGCCATAATCTGTCCTTCAATCTCTCGGATTTCGGACATCTTCTTGGCATTGGCTAGACGCTCTGCAAGCTTGGAAACTTGCTCCATCGCTGCTTGAGAGCTTTCTGTTTTCTCTACCCAACCAATCTTTACATAAGCATTGTTGGTGAGCAAAGCAGTCAGAATAGTGCGGCGAAGCTTTGGCTTGAGATTGATACCGGGAGCATCACTCATCTGCACAAGACGGTTGATAAGGCGCTCTACGGCACGAGCAAGCGGCTCATTGACTTCTGTTTCCGATATAATCTTGATGTGCGGATTGCGTGGATACAGAAGCGGAACCATGATGCTTGCGTTGCTAAACACCACGTTTTCCGTCTCAGTCCATTCCTCATTCAAGCGTCCACTGAACGCAGTATTGCCAGAAGAGTTGTGACGGCTGACACGATAGCTGCTTTGGTCGTGCTCATAATACTTGATTGCTTCATCCCAACAAGCAACATCGTTGCTGCGCGCACGAATACCTTGGTCACGACGCGACTGCCAAAGCGAACCCATTGAGCGCGCAACAGGGATTTTGCTGTCACCAACAATGCGGTAAACAGGCTCATTCGACGGTGCAGTTTCATCAGCCTCGACAACACCATCTTCTTCTAGGATGCGGTCAAGCTTTGACGGCCTACGTGCCATACCGATGGCTCCTCATGTTCTGATTATTGCCAATTTCGTGTTCGTGGAACTGCATCACTCTGCTAGGAATTGGATAGGACTTTGCAACCATTGGTGCAACTTTAACCTGACGCGATAGCATATACTTAATCATGTCCATTGCGTGGTCTTTTGCATCGCGTGGTTGGTCTTCAAACTCCCCGCTAGTGTTTCGCTTCCAGATGTAGTCCACAAACTCTTTGTCTATAAAGTCCAACTCATCACTAAAGAACAGTCTTGGGCTGCCAGCAACGTCGCGCAGAGGGTGACGATGGCTCATGTCCACTGCAAGATAACTTTGCACCTGCATGATGCCGGGCATAATCGCGTTGTTTGCTGGTGCCATATCAACACCATTCTCTGCAAACATCTTGGCTACTGTTGTTCCAATCTTTTTGGAGTTCGCTGTTGCCCTCTTGAATACAGAGGGGTCAGCTAACACAGATTGCCATTCCGGTGGATAAACAGACAAAGACGAGAAACGTGCTCTGTGCTGCTTAATCAAGTGTGCAAGCTCAGAGACTGTCATTTCCTTCTCATAGAAACCGCTAAGCACAAACACGTTACCCGCAAAATCGACAAAAGCTTGTCCATAACAAGCAGGCTGCGCAAGGCCGTGGTCATACGCTTCCAGCAGCCGAGGCATGTATCCACGATAGCTGATTTCCCTCAGGTAGTCAACGATTTCCCCATGAGGGAGCATGTGGATTTGAGCGTCATACTGTGGATAGACAAGACCTTCAAACGCCCCCCATTGTCCCATAAGGAAGCGTTCGCGCATCTGTCCTTTGTATGTGCTTTCGAGACTTTGGATGAAGTCCTCTGGCAAGTTCTCTTTGTTGGTGTATGTGCTTCCCTCAAACAAATCAATAAGAGGCAAGCCATCAGCATCAGTAATCAGCGATGTATTGTGACGACCATTGCGATAATCATGCAAAGGCTTGATAAGTTCACGATACACCCAATTACGTGTTGGGTTTAGTGTGATAATGAACCAACGTGGCCCGGTTACTGGCATTGTTGGGTCGTCACCAATGTATCGAGCATTACCACGAAGTCGCCCCATCAAATCGAGAAAGTCCTTGTGACTAATCTCGGGGTCTTCCATCTGGTCAACAACAATATAGTCATACGTGGCAGATAGCAGGTTTGACGTGCTGCTTTCTTCTGACCTGCCTTGCTGTGAAATGTAGCGGAAGTTGATGACGCTGCCGTTCTTCAAACGCACAACGTTGTCAGTGGACAGGTTCTTGCTTTCAATCCACGCAGCAGGACACCACGAAAGAAACTCCTTTCGCAGTGTGTCATTCAGTTTGGGGTATGTAGCACGAGCAAGCAGCCCGTTAGAGCCGGGATAGTTCTTCGCAATTTCGAGAGCTTTGATAACGGCAGATGTAGTTTTACCGTTACCAAAGCCCCCGCCGAAGATTTGGATTTTGTTGCGGCTCTGTTGGAACTGATGCTGTATGCTGCCTTCATACAGCTTGTATTGCTTTGCCATTACCAGTAAGCTCTGATACCCGATGCAGTGGTATTGGTTGCGTTGATACGGCGATACGAAACCTTGTGCCATCCAGTAGCATACGCAACAACCTTAGCAGTTGTCTCACCAGCCATAATGCCGTTGATGTTGCCAGCAGTGCCTACAAAGATAGCAGCACACGGCGAGGGAACACCATTGTTTGGCGCAAGATAAAGTGTATCGCTTGGCGTGACGTTGACAACTTCTGTATAGTTGCCATCATCCATCAACGCATCATTGGGAATGCGCCGGTCAAGCGGTGCATCAACAAATGCACGGTCACGAACAATTGCCATCACTCTTCTCCTAGTTGACGTATAGTGGTCTGCGTCGCCCGGACTGACTAAATGGAAGCCACAACAACACTTCAAACTCGCTTGCATCTAGCCCCGAGACACTTTGTAGCCAAAGCAAACTTTCAAACTCATTCACCTCCATGCCGCTACCAGCCAGCCACGGCAAGCTTTCAAACTCCATAGTATCGAGGCCAGTTGGTGCCAAGTCATCAGTTGGAGGCGGTGCATAAAGCAGTTCGACTGCAACAGAAATCCAAGTCGCTGAACCTACAATTGTTGCAGAGAATGAGCCACTAGCTGAGCCGGACGGTTCTGGAGGCTCTGTATAAAAGCCCCACAACCTCATTCCTGTTGTGCCACCGTCTAGTGTTTTAATATATCCGCCCGGCGCTGTTGCTCCAACGTTGTTGTCGCCGTGAGCAAAGATGAAAACTGATGAACCAAATGCAGTTGTAGTGAGACCGGGATTTGTAATAGATGTTCCTGTTCCACTGTCTGTGACTACAGCCCCAATTGTAGTGTTGTAGCCTTGCCGAGTTCCTTCAAAATAGTGGACGGATGCTTGTGCAGTTGCAGCACCAGACCATGTAATGACTGGATGGGCTGTTGCAGTTGCTGGCTTGCCAGTAAAGACTGCATAAGTCCATCCAGCAACAACACCTTCTGCAACCTTGCTATACCCAGGAGTTGTGGTTGAAGTTGTTACGTTTGCACGAACAACCACAAACACGAAGATAAGACCTTCGTTACCCCTGCCACTGTCCGCATTTGTCCTGCCGGGAGTAATAGACGTGGCACTAGTGACACGCCACTCTCCACTAGTTACTGCACGGAAGATGCTCACTGTTATGCCCTAGCCTGCACGCCCTTATTGATGGCATTGTAATTTGCCTGTGTCCAAGCACCATCAGTAGGATGTGAAGCAAAGTGCTGTGTTCTCAGCGAGTATGCAGTTGATAGACCAGCAACATTGCTGCCAGTATCATATTGCACACCACCAAGCTCTAGCAGCATTCTGCCGTTGGGAGCAGGCGAACCTGCACGTATGATACCAGACAGCGACACCGTATCAATTGTGGTGCCCGCTGGCAATGTTCTTGCAGGATGCGAACCAGAAAAACGGTCATTGGCGGCAGCAAGATTACGAACAGTAAGGACGTTACCATCACCAATGTTACCAATAGCACCAGTGCCGTCAGTAAACGCACCAAGGGCGTTCGGCGTGTCTTGTGCGAAAGTGTAACCTCGCATATCAAAGTTAGAAGCAAACATCAGTGAGATGGTATTTACACCACCATTCCAATCAAAGCCATGCAAAATGCTGACGAGGTTGCCAGTCCTGTTAAATGGAATAGAAGTTGCTTCAAACTGAAGCACATTTCCATACCAAACACGAAATGCACCAGAGGAGCCAGCAACAAACTGCATCTGAACAACAGTAAGTATGCCATAACGAGGAAAGTCACTGCCAACAGTTGTCCATCCAGAACCATTCCAGTATTGGACACGGAAGTTAGGACTTATAGTGCCAGGAGAAACAATACGCAGAATTGTGTTGTTAGAGCCGTCACGAAACTGCATATAAGGAGGAGTAGAGTTGCCGGCAACAGAGTTAGATGCAAAGCCTTCATACCGAAAGAAGACATTCGGTGCTTCGGCTTCAAGGGGAAGCAGCACCGTGTCAAGAGTGGTGCTAAGTTGAATAGCACCACTAGTCCGGGATGCATCAAAACGAACTGGCGAGCCAACAGTAGTCTGCCAGATGATGCCTGTGTTGTTGCGTCCCCACAACGCTGTGCGATTAGCAGCCAAAAGCCTAGTCATTCATCACCTATTCAGTCTAGCGGTAAACAGAACATTAGTTGCAGAAAGTGCAACATCAGCATTGCTACCTGCCGTGACAGTCACACGGTCGCCAGATGCAATTGGCACGCTGCCACCAGTTGTAGTTGCTGAGAACACACCACTAGTGTTGATAGTAAACGAGCCAACACTACTGCCATTCACTTTAACGGTAAATGTTGTGTTAGCAGAAGGATTGCTGCCAGTAATGGCAAACAACCAATCACTTAAGTCATCAGCGAGATTGCCAGCAAATGGCGCAATCCATCCCATGACAACTTCGGACTGCTCAAATGGAAATGCCAAATAAGTGGAATACTCTCTTTCGTCATAGCGAGCGTCTAGTGCCTCAGTGTCAATTGATACTGTTGCAACCGGCAAGTTAACGGTTGTCTCAATGCCAAAACCGTCATTAAGTTCGGTGATGCCTGCACGACGCGCAAGACCGCGCGCGACGAAGTCCACTGCACCGGGAGCTTTTCGCATTCTTGGTGGTGTGCCGTGGCTCATTGGCCAATCCTGTAGTTGATAG